AAGGTGCTGAATCATTACAGTTATTTCTATTAACAAAATTTATGTTGCTTATATTTATTTTAGAATCAAATATAGATAATCCAGCACCTCTTACATAACAAAAACCAATATTAGTATCGGTATAATTTAGACGCCTTGTCCAATTTGATTTTCTGTTTGCAACAGCTCCCCATTTTGAATCGATATCGCTCGAACTCCAATCTAAACTAATATCATTAGTATAGTATACGTTATAATTAACGGAATTTGGTTCCTCGTCAAAATATCTTTCGGTATCCCACCAAAAATTCGGTGCTGTTCCTCTTTTGAAACGTGATCGTATATGTGCTGTTGCTGATTTAGATCCATTTCCTAAATTATATCCAAAATTCATCCCACCTTGCATTTTCTGATTTTTAATTCTAGGCCAGCAATATAACCCACCTTTTAATCCAGAACTAAATCCGAAAATAGTATCAACCGTATTTTGATCTATGTATTGGATTGTTATATTAGCAGTGTTCCAATTCCAATTTATTATCGCCCAATTTGCCGGGCGATTCGTATTGTCCGATGGCTCTAAGTAATTAGCTCCTTCTCCTTCGGTTGTGTCTTCGTCCACATATATAGTATAATTGCCATTGATATTATTTTGTGCCCACCAAGAAGCTACTGTTAGTGTTTTGAAACATGGACGTAATTCACCGTTAACGTTTGATCGTGCTTGCGGAGCACTATCAGTAGCATTAATATCACTGGGACGAACCACTACTATACTGGATGTTCCAGCAACTGGTGCTATTTTTATTTGTCCGGAAGCATTAAACATTAATCCACCAGTTGGATCTAAATTTACGGAAATTCCGTTATCTAATTTTATTCCCTTGGTTGTGTTGACTATATTTGGATTTAATTTATCTAATGTGATGGCATTATTAGATATATTATTCTGGTTTATAGTTAACGAGGATGGATTGTTTTGTATTTCGCTATTTACGTATTTTAAAACAGAACTCAATTGTGCGGAGTTTGAAACATTATTGTGATCTACATGGATATAATCTCCAGCATTTAATGTGTTGATCAAAGGTAGGTCTGTTATATACTTATTAGCCATGTATCTATTTATAAGATTTGTGTCAAAAAAACCAATTGATCCTTAGTCAATTGGTAGTTCGTGGTGTGTGTTGGTTATGCCGGTGAATCAAAAAATATTTGATTATTTTTTAATATTTCAAGTTAATATAACTGTTATCTTTGAAAATCAGATAATCATTAAGTTTTGTAATTAAATACGTAGAATCAACAACAACAACTATATCTGCGGTAGTATCGAAACCTGCTACATTTGATATCACACATTTGTATGTACCGGAATCCGAAAGTTCTAAAGAATTTATAGTAAACGTTTCGTTAGTTATTCCCGTGTCTATATTATTTTTATACCATATGTAACTGAATGGTTCATCTCCTTTGACTTTAAGCATTAATGATAACGACTCATTTGGTTTTTTAATTATGCTATGTAACGGTTGTGAAACTATAGAAGGAGGATTTAGCAAAGTTATATTAACAGAATTACTTACTACGCTTCCAGCAGTATTACTTACTCTGCATGTTATATCAGAAAGATTTATTTTTATATTTGATATTGCATATGTCGAATTTGTTGCATTGGGATCATCGATTCCGTTAATTCTCCATTGATATGATAATGGTGTAGTTCCAGTGGCATCTATATGTAATACCACGGAATCACCATTAGTTATATTTTGCGATATTGGTTGTAGTGTTATAACAGGCTTGATAGGAGCTACCTTAACTTGTAATGATGCAAATCTGCTAGTAATCGGATCTGATGTTGTGACAGAAGCAACACAATAATACACCATAGTGTCAGAAATCTGAGCATCTGTTATGGTCATCACATTGCTCACATGATTGATAGTATTGATATCTAGTCCATCTGTTCTAAACCATGAGTATGAAATGGGTTCGTCATTATATACAGCACTTACTACAAAAGAAGCCGTTTCGTGTTCGTTTATTATGATATTATGGTGTTGTCTGATCCATTTAAACTTGGATACGACTGCTGCTTGTATTGGTATTGTTTTTGATAAAATTAATTTATTTATAACATTACCTTTAGCAGTATCCATCATAACAAAAACCGAATTGTCGGTATCGTCAAGAAATTGAGCATTTCCTATATATAAATTTTCATATTCTTTATAAAACGAATTCTGTGCTATTTTTATAGGCATTTGATATCTAAAAATGCTGAAATCTAAATATGTTATTGTTATTGTGGGATAATAAAAAACATTATATGTATCCACAGATGGATACAATGTGTGTTTTATCAAATCTAATTCTAATTTATTAATTTCTGAAAACGAAAACTTTTTAACTAATATATCGGTATCATCAGTGAAATTAATTTCTATTTTTATAATAGGATTAGTCAATCCCACCAAATTAGAAAAATCTATAACTATTTCGGTTTCTCCTTTGAATGTTCTAGCTGGGTATGTATATCCCAATCCGCCAAAAGTAGTTAATTTATAATAAGAATCCATAATTATGAAAAAGATAATACTCCGTCTTCAAATTGATTTGTTGTATTAGATGTTATGTCATTTAATATTATATTATTATCCAATAATGAAGGAGTATCATAAAAATTAATAGTTTTGTATGTTTCATTTCCGAAATATTTATGAAATATTATTTTATATGGATTAATCTCTTTTCCATTATAATTAAACCAAATTTGATATATATATGCAAATTCGTTTTGGTCTTCTACTGTTGTTATTACGGAATATACATTATTTCTCGAATTATAAATTAATGTTGGTTGGTTAATTTTGGTAATTTTGATAGGATTGTCTACTGCATTGTTGTGATATGATTCTGATACTAATACAATTGATATTTTAGTTTTTACTCCAGTAGAATAGTCTATTTTATAAAAAGAAGGAATTATGGAAAAATCATTTGACTCGTGATCATACACAGATAATTCAGCGACCATGCAATAGTCTCGATTTTCGAATATAAATGGATTAGAAACATTTCTCAAAAAACCAGTTTCGATTCCGTTTTTTATGAAACTGGCTTCTGTTCCGGAATATTCAAACATTCCAGAATTATATAGTAACTTCTCAAATATTATGTTATTTTTAGTTCTTATCCAAATGAAATCATTGTATATATTAAAATCAAGTATTTGAGAAAAATCGTCTTGGTATTTGTTACTGATTTGTACGGATAATGCCGATGATAATGGTGATATTGCTCCTGTAATAATATCTCTTATATACAAAGATCCATAAGAGCTTCTTAATTCATACGAATTTAAAGTGTTATTATCTGTAATTGTTGATGTTATTGTTTTGTTTGATGACAATGTTTCGTTTATTACGAATTTTGTTTGTGAATTGAAATCAAATTCCGCATCGCATACATCTGTTATAAGACCACCATCAAAGTCTTTGTGTTTTATAGAAGATACTATGTTTTGATAAGCATCATATTCCGATGTTCCGTTTGTGAAATCACCTACTTCTCCGTCTATAGATAAATTATAATAATAATCCGATGCCCATACATCAGGTTTTACCCATTCTGGATCATTCAATTGCACTTCTTCCGGAAGAATTTTGCCCCCAAAGAATTCTATAGGTCCGCCTTCATATTCTTCACATATGTCAATAGATATATTATCAACAGTGGTGTTGTCTTTTAACTGTTTTCTACTTTTTTGTTTAAATAGTGCATATTGATTACCATATATATCAGTAGTCCATTTGGATATCACTCCCTTATCGTAAATATTAGAAAAATTAGTAAGAAACCCATCATTTCCTAAATTAAAGTTATTTGATAACTGATTTCTTGAAAAATAAGGATAATAATCTTGTGTATATGGATTAGAATTTATATCTCCTTCTTCATTTCCCGTACTTTTATTTTTAACGGATTTTGTATACTCTGCAATATGAATTAATGGATATTCATAATTAAATTTTCTGGTCAATCCTGAAGTATTTCCATATATGTCTGGATCGGGAAATATATAAAGTTTGTTTGGTTCTAATTTACTAGAATCTATCTTGTATTTTTTTTCTGGAACAGAATAATATAATATGCTGTTCTTTTCCGGAGTAAAAAACAAACCAATTCTTCTGCATGATTGAAGATCTGATTCTTCTTCTACTGATGCCGTTGTTGGAAAATGTCTGTTTAATAAATTACCAGAAGGATTATCTGCCTTGAATAGAATTGATGATGTTACATCAGTTATCGTAGAACCAGTGGTTATGTAATAGAAATCACTACCGATGTATTTCTTAATTAATTTATTTTTAAGAGATACTATTCTTTCTGATTTTGTTTTATTAGTGGATATTAAGTCATATAGCTTATCGTCCGGCTTACAATTCAAATCAACAGAAGTTAAATTGTAATTTACTGTGAATATTCTCCCAAATTCTGTTAAAAATGTCCGCACATTTTTCATTATTTCGTCCACTATCGATTGTTCGAAATTAATGAATATATTTGCATTAATATCATTAATGTTGGAAGAATATAGAACCTTTCTCAAATCTGTCTTGACATCATACGTTTCATACGACTCTACTGGGTCGTTATCTAGATAATTTGTATAAAGATCATACAATTCTTCGATTTCTATCTTTAAATCCGATAATAATAAGGTTTCGTCTATTATTGTTTGTTGTGTTCCGACTTCTAATACATCGAAAAATATCACATCGGTTATGGTTTCGTATATAGTTTGTTCTAAGCTATTACCCGTTCCTTTGTTTTTGATTTTTTGAGATTTGTTTTTTAACTTTTCTCTCTTATCTGAATAAAAATCACATATTTCTCTTAATTTTTTAGATAAGAATGGAATAATAATATCCATATCAAACTCGTCATCAAAATCGACATTTGAAAGGAATCGTTTCTCTTCCAAAGTCGAATATTTAAGAAGTACGTCTTTTGCAAATTCTATGTATCTTTCTTGTATAGACTGATTTATCTGTAGATTAGAACTTTTCTTAATTGCTCCCCATTGTTTTATGTATTCTATGTATAAATCATTTGCCTGTATAGGAGATAAATTAGAATTTATATATTTTATGTAATCAAAAAACGAAAATGGACTTTGTGAATCCAAATATTCAGAAGATACTGTATTTGGATTTACAATCGAATTTAACGGTAAAATTTTCGAAAATACGAAAGAATTTGACACATTAATATTTAACAACGCCTAAGCCTTTTGCCAAGGAATATACCAACATGTTCTCTCTGATATCATCCCACTGTTTTTTGGAGGTTATATATTCCGAAATTGTTGTGTATTTATCAGCCCAATTTATAATTCCTTCGGTTTGTGAATTGTCGTAATTTTCCACATATTCGTAGAATTTATAATATTTTGTTATATCATTTTGTTCATATGTGTCCGGTAACACCAATCCCCACCCCCAATACGGATGATACGAACTCAAATAATATGTTCTTGTATGTGAATCTAGAAATTTAATATAAGAAGAACTAAGAATATCTGTGTTTAAAATAGTGTAAGTTTCGCTAAATTTCTCAAATGCAATTATATCGAATCCCGCTGATAATATCGTTGTTTGAAAATCTAATTCTTTTCCTTTGTTTGTTCCGTATATAGGAATCCCACCATTCGCGATAATATCCTCATTTATATAACCATTATCTTTGAAATTTTGATTAAATTTGTTTCTACTTCCTTTTAATTTAGAAAATTTTATGGAAAACAAATCTATGAGACGATTCACATCAGCTGGTAAATGAAGATTATTGTTTGTAAATTCATACAAATCTTCGTTCAGCATGGTATACATCGATTTTAATGTCTTTAAATTACACGAATCAATGTTTGCCACGTTATCAGTAAAATTAGATATTTTTTCGTATACTAATTTTCCTAATTCTGTTGGATTTGATGATAATGTACCAAGAGCTGATCCTATTATTCCGTCAAATAGTTTATCATCGTTTGATAGATATTCTTGAAATCTATATGATTTTATTTGTTGTAATGCATCAAAATTTTCATTTACTTTTCTTATATCATATTCTCCAGAAGTAGAATCAAATATCGAAAACGTATTACTGATTCCTTCCATTTGTAATGTATCTGCTGCTAAATGCTCGTATTTGTTTATATGACGAAATCCATTCCAATCTCCGTATCCTGTTATTTTGTCTTGTATTTTATTTGTAACTGAATCTACAATTTTGGGTATTTTTATACTTTTTGAAACAAAACCATATTTATCGACATCAGATTTGAAATACTGTAACGAATGATTTTTATTGTCGATTACTAAAATAGTATTATCTGTTGTGCATGTTATTCCTTCTAAATTACTTATATAATTATCGGGATTGTTATCAAACGGAGAATTTATTGTGTATGTTTGCGTAGTTATTATTGGTGGCGTTATTTTAACAACCTCGTTTATGTTTTTAGTGGCCCAAATATTTCCGTTTGCATCTAATGTTAAATTCCATAAACTTCCTCCTGCATCGTAATCAATTACAGTTGAACCATTTTTATCAATTTTTACTATTTTGTCATTTTTCGAAGACAATGCTTTGCTGTTCGTAATCAAATCTTTGCTTATTACCCATGCATCTCCATGTAAATCAGTTATTAGTTCAGTAGCTTCGTAGTGGGGAGTGAATATTTTATTAAAAATAAAAACTCCTTCGTTAGTGTATTTTTCAACAAACGATAAGGTTTGATTCGAATATGATATCCATATATTATCAAATACATCAGTATCTACGGATGCAGGAGTTACCGTGTTTTCGAAATCTATGTTATTATTTGCTATAGATGGCGTAATTACTTTATCTATGATATTTGTATTATTATTAATTCGTATAGTGCTAACCGAATCATACAAAGTAATCCACACATTACCATATCGATCACTAGAGATATCCGAAGGAGAAGAATTTGCTGGTATATCAAAACTATCGTATACCAATGCAAGAGTATCATCACTATTAATGCTAAATTTTTTAACAGATTGTCGATCTCCGTCTACTATCCATGCATATTTAATAACTGAACCATCGTCATTCAATTTGGAAGTAACACAGGATGAATATATGCCAGATAACCCAACATCTAATACATGATCATTCAGTACTTTATTTAAAATATTCGCCGTATCAATTTTTACTGTTATGTTATGTATTTGTGTAGCTTGTGGTTCTCCTATTATTGCATTTGATGTGTCCACAAAAAATACATCATCGACATTTATAGGAACTTTTGCATATATATGAACATCGTCTAATTGTTTATCAGATACCAAATATCCTCTAAAGTATCCTCCGTATTTTTCCGAAGACAATACACCGAAATTAGCATAGAAATTTATATCTGGTATTTTTACATCGTTTTTATCCTGTAATTCAATTTGTACTTTATAAGGTTCCGGATTAGTTCCTTCTAATAATGATAATATATTGTAGTATCTAGAGGAAGATACATAACCATATTTATTTTTGTCTTTAATTTTAACAACAAATGGTATTTTTTGGTTCGTAAATTTTAATTTATTAATATCGAACGTATTAATATATTTTCCGTTATTATCGTCATCAATGCCATTGGATGTTATTGATAACTCGCTTGGATTTAATTTTTTAATAGTTATAGAAAATCCATTAGTATCATACACGGTATTTAAAATAGAAAGTTGATTATCTATAAAATTCTTATCAAAATATTCTGGATTTTTGAATCGCTTCGTGTCAAACGTACAATAGATAGTTGCTGCTACGGTTTTGTCTAGTTCGCTTTCTTTTGGAAGATCATCTATATAATAAAAAAGTTTACTTCCTGATGTTCCTGCAAGGCAAGATCCAGTTTCCGATTTGTCGCAAAATATTAATGTATTATCGTAATCTAATTTTACATACAATTCGTTATTATCGGTTTGTATATTATTAACAGGAATTTTTTCTGTATTTCCTGTAATTGGATTTAAGATAAATGTTTCAAATCTAGCATATGGTTTCAAGTGACCCCATTTGTCCGAATTATATTTTTCCGCATTCAACAACGGAGCTACGTTACCACTTACATGCAGATTTATAGTATATTCTCCTGATAATATATAAAAATTCTGCCAGCTATTGAATCGAAATACTATGAATGGATTCTGTAAAGATCCTGTTTCTGTTTTGTTTTTTGATCCGGATAAAACAATGGTATCTGATATAAAATCTTTAACTAAAATATTTTGCGAAAACGAACTTTCGTTTCCACGGCCATTACTTCCTAATGTATAACATTGTACTGTATACCAACCCGGAAGATTGTAATAATGTGTTGCTGTGACTGAATCCGATGTTGTTCCATCACCAAAATCCCATAATATTCTCTGGTTCGAATAATTAGCATTCGAACCATCATCAAATGTAGCAACAAATGTAAATGGAGTTATAGGTAACGTATACCCACTTGTTGCAGGCATTCCAGTATGATCAAAAACATCAAAATAAATGTAATTATTGTGTTTTACTTGCATTATAAGACCTCTATTTTATTAATTAAATTTGAAATCTGATAAAAGAACGGAAATTCGAAAAATTTCAATGTTATGTTTTGTGAAAGTGTATTAACTGTTGATTTAGTATACAATGGATTCCAGTATATAAAATTTATTTTAGATGTTTTGTATTCTGTATTGTTATTGTATCTTATGGTTTCTAAAGACTTGACTCCATTTAAATTAAGTATATTGAAACTTAATTGACTCATATCCAAAAATTGTCCTAGTTTATTATTACTTTGATCGAAGAAATTTTTAATATAATTAAAAACATTACTTCTTATTTGTTCTTTTGAAATAATTTGGTCGGAAGATCGGGTAATTCTTATAATAGTTTCGTCTCTGATAGAAGAAGTCACTGTTTCTCCCAAAATTGGTAATCCTATATCAAATGCTAAATAAATCGGGTCGCTCACAACAACATTATGATTCAACATTTTGTATTGATTCATTTTGTCAATTATAGATTGCTTTTGTGCAAAGAATAATTCGATTGGAGTTGTTTCATTGATAATAGTTCCTAATTTGGGGACACAAAATGAATATATATTATTAAAATCGCACGCATCATTGAATGATATCTGATTAAAAAGCAATTTATCATCCATGTTGGGTTTTTCCAATCCAAGATCATAAAAATAAGAAAGATATTCCGAAGTATACTGTTTATTTGATACAACTTTAACATCTTGAATGATATTAGAGAAGTTTTTATATATTAATGATTCATAATCGGAAACGGTAACTGCTCGATTTTGTGCAGAAAATACTAATGGTGCATTTTTTCTGATATCGTCTACGGTTTGTATGAATGTTGGAGGGACTGATGCATAAGTATTATCAAACTTCAATGAAATGATATCATTTGCTGTGATATAATTTGTATTTTCGTCTTTTATGTCATTATATATTTCACTATATAGTCCTGTGTTAAATAATGTTAATTTTCCTGCTTTGGTTGCGTTGTTTCCGACCAATCCAGCATTACCGTCACTTTCGAGATAATAAATAGCAATAATATCTCCGGAATTTAATCGCTTTCCATTAATATTATCTCCGAATTTTATTTCTTGGTGTCCATATTCGTTCAATCTTTTTTCAAAAACTGATGAGATATTATCAGAAAGATACAAACTACTTACTTCTTTCCATTCCGTCCATTTTTGTGTATTAACATCTCTGATAAACACATATATATTGTTATGATCGACCATTTTAGATGGTGATGACGAGGGATAATCAACATTTAGTGTAACTTGTTCGTAATTTTCACCTATAGCAATAGAAAGGGGATATTCTCTAAACATTCCCTGATATAAAAGATTGTTACTTCCTATGGAATCTATGGTTTCGTTCTTATTAATGAGATATTTTTGAAATGTTATATCAGAATTAAATGAATATGGTGTATTTCCTATACTCATATTAGAAAATCTTTTAATGGTATATGCTTTTCCTCCGGTTAGTTTAGAATCAGCACTAACTGACACGTTTAAACTTGATGTATAGTTACCATTTGTCTTGTATCCTATCAAAGATACAATTTTGTTCATGTTTTCGAACAAATCGGCTTGGGTAAACAACGAATCGGATGCTGTTTGGTTGAGATAAAACATCAATACATGAAATGTATATGCCACAATATCTACCAATCCATTGATATTACTACCTTCATAATCAATATCTGGAAATATACCACTACTTTTGATACGATTTGTTATTAATTGCTTCATGCTAACTGCATCAAACGCAGCATACGCATTTCTAGCAAGATTAAATTCTGTAAAATTTTGTGTATTCATTTTAATTATTAAAGATATAGCCACTGTTAGCTAATGATCCAAACATAGATATGTTATGTATATTTAGGGCTGGTATATTATAGTATATATGAATATCAAATTCATTAACGTCTTCTAAAATTATGATATGCACATTAGTAACTTTAACTCGTGGCTCAAATCTAGAAATTTGCGTATATATTTCATTTCTTAGAAGTTCTCCGATGTCACGGGTTGCTGGTATGAATAAAAATTTCCTAAAATCCAATCCGTATTCAGGATTTAGTATTTTATCTCCGGGTGCTGTGGTAAATAAATTTCTAAGAGAATTTTTTATCGCATCAATATCATAATCGACTTTAAAATCATTAATTTCTCTTTTTCTGTGTAATTCGGAATTAATACCATAATTTTCCTCCAAATCCATATGGAGATCAGCGTAGAAATAAGAATTGTTCTTCATTTCACTCTGAGGAAGATTATTTAATACTATTTTTCCCATTAAAATATTTAACAGAATGACTAAATATTGTTATGGAAAAGAAGTTTATTAAACTTATGGAATCAAATATCACCAGATCAACCCGAGGAGGATTTCTAGTAGGTGATTATGTTGAATTTCTTAAAAATTATAAATCCAAACGACAATACAAAGATCTGAATGATTCTATGAAAGATGCAGTCGATCATTTAGCAAATACCGAACTACATGTTCGTGTAGTTGGTGTGAACGATACCAAGTCTACTCGTTTTCAAGGAAATCCTGATGAAATGACTGGAAATGTCGTATTATCTCTTGCAGAAGATCAAGGAGGAGGTCGTATATACCATAATGTTCTAGTTCCTTCTAGTTTATGCAAAGTAAAGGACTTTTATCCTAATTATGCTCCATTACCAGCCGTATGGTCATACGATAACAAAGAAATTCACAAACCAATTGAAGTAAAACAAGTAGATAGTGGTTCTTCAGGCATTGATTACGCTTTGCCTACCAAAGACACAAAAATTAAACCTTCTTCTACCTCTAAAAAGAAGAAAAAGAAGGTTAGTGTTAAGATTAACAAAGAATCTTATACCGCTGGTTATCTATCAGGAATGGAATATCTTCGATAAGGCAACCATTGCCACAAAGGCATTGATTTCTATGTCCATAACAGAAGAATGACGGTCCATATGGTGTCCTAATACCATAATTGACTCTTTTTTCTTCATGGAATCAATAGTTTCGTTATAAATTAAGTTCAATAATGCTTTTAGTAGACTATGATAGTCAGATTGAAACACGCTTTCGTTCTTAATTACGAATTCTCTGAATTCTATACTATCTTCTTTTAGAATTTTAGTGTAAATTTCACGAATAAACTCATCTGGTAGTGATGAATTTCGTATATTAAGTGTTCCTGATAAAGAATACTTCTGTAATTCATTCAGAATCTTTCGGAAATCGGGAAAATTTGATTTAATTAATGATTGGAATGATACAAACTGGTCTTTTGGTATAATAATACCTTCTTTATTAAGAATTTTAACACAATGTTTAGCAACATCACTAATGTTGTGACTGAAACTAAGTGTTTGGCATCTACTTTGAATTGCTGGAATGATTTTATGCTTATAATTCGCAGTCAAAATGAATCTGGTGTTGTCTGCATACTCTTCCATAACATTGCGTAACGCTCTCATACCTTCTACTGTAACCCCATCACAATTAGAAGTTAATACTTGCTTCTTTCCCACAAAGAAGTTGTGGGTTTCATCAACGCTGAGATCATATACATGAGCCTTTTTATCAAGTTTAGTAATTTTTTTAATTTTTAATGTATTTATGACATTAAATTCATTTACTGTAACTATTTCATCAATTCCTTCATTAATAATATCTATTAACTTTTTTCTAATAGGAATATTTGATTCGGGACTGCTAACATACCATTTGTGTTCAGCGGTACAACACACAATTTCTCCATTTTCGAATTCAACTTCATATACATCTTGTATATTTTTATCTATTTTATAAAATGGTCTCCATTCAATTCTATTTTTGGAAAAATTGAATGTTTTTACTAAATCATTGCATTCGTCTACATCTTTGATTCTTATTTGTTGCTCTGTGCCATTTCTAAGAACTGATATAAGAGTATCTTCATGTAGACATTCATCTAATATCACAACTTTAATACCACCATCAAATGACTTGGTTTGCGCATATCCGATGATCTTATGTCTGATGGTATCAATGCCGTTTTCATCAGATGCATTGATATAAAGGTAATCACATTTCAGAATATCATTAACAATGATCTTAGCTACTGAAGTTTTACCACTTCCGGGGGTTGAAGTGAATAATAAGTGAGGAATATCATGATTTTTCTTAAAAACTTCTAGAATTTCTCTTGTCTCATCCGAGATACAAAGACTTTCGAGAGTTTTTGGTCTGTGTTTTTCACACCAAAGTTGATTAAAATCCATAATATGCCTTATCGACCACTAGAACCAAACCCTTTATCACCTCTATTGGTTTCGTCTTTCTGTTCTGTCCAACAAATCTCGGGTTCGATCAATTTATACACAACAAGTTGAGCAATTCTGTCTCCTTTTTTGACATTATATGATACATCCGTATTGTTTATCAATGCTATCGCCAAATTTCCACGGTACGCACAGTCCAGTACCCCAAAAAAAGCGGTAATACCGTGTTTGAAGAACATTCCAGACCTAGATTCAATACGAATCCAATATCCGGGCTGAATAAACCCAATATCCAATCCAATTGGAACTTTCATTGTTCCATGGGCTGGAATTAGTGTATCTTCTACAGCATAAATATCATAACCAGTATCGCCTGTGAGGTGTTCTTTGTTATTTCTTTCGGGAAGACGAGCATCTTCGTGTGTTTTTACAAAACAAATCTTAATTTGTGGAAATGGTGAATTAGTGAACGGCATAATTGGAACTATATGTTGGTGGATACTGGAAAGCAAGGAAAAATTGTCTAAATATCTGTATGTCCGATGATACAGAACTAGATGATACCGTGAATTCTCTCTTAAATCAATTGAAATCCGTACCAACTGTTGCTAAAAAAACACATGATCCTTCTAATTCGGACTATACTTCGGAAAATTTAGAAAAATTCGTAATTCAATACGCAAGTAGACTAGTAGAAAACGCAATGGAATCAGTTGAATACATAAAAGATAATGTTCAAGCAGCGCCCACAGCAGAAGATGTTATATCTTTATCGGAATTAATCAAATCAACATCAAGTTCCATAGAAATTCTTAATAAGATCGTCATCAATAAAGAAAAATTGAAGAATTCCGTTAAGATTAAACAAATGGATATTGAAAACAAACGAGAAGAACTAGAAGTTAAAACAACTACGTTTCTTGCCACAAGAGAAGAAGTATTAAAACAACTAATAAACAAAGCTAAAGTTATCGATATAACTCCCACTGCTTAACAACCGGGATTATTTACTACAGATGCTTTTATTGGATCATCTGTAGACCATTTAACATATTTTATATATTCCGAATCCATTTTTATTACGTATGGTTTGAATTTCGCCATCCCAAATTTTTTAACACGCTCCCAATCTGTTCTACATGTAAACATAGGCGCAAATTGTGATGCTTCTTGTGGATTCCACTTTGCCAATGGTTCTCTTGTGTCAGCAACTTGAATAGTCATTTTCAAATTACTAGCTCCTTTTCTAAATGCTGCCAACATTTTACTTCCTGTTTTAGAAGGCAAGAATTCATCAATCAAAAATTTAAAATTACCTCCCTTATGAATAAGATTCGGTTCGGATTTATCACCCACTTGTCGTCTTTCAACCCAAGTATTACCTGATTTGTCTGTGCATGTAATAATAAGCACATCACCTACTTTAACCATGCCGCTTTTTATAGTTACTGGATCAACTGCGATGGTTTTTAGCGGTATGATCATATTTTCCGCACTTCCTAATCCAATTTCTGATCCAGTATCAGGACATTCATCCATAGCATATCCATATGCGGTGACTTTTACTTCGCCATATCCGAATTCATATACTTTTCCATTGGTTGGTATGTTGCCCAATCCTGCTCCGGCTACATTGGTTTCACCTGCTGTTATATTCGTTCCTCCTCCAGCGGTTACTACGGATTCTAATCCTTTAGATGGACCACTATAGGTATCATATTTAGGAGCTTTTGGTGAATCATCGTAACTTCTGTAGTTATTATCGGTGGGGACATCTAATGCATTTACATATGTATTCTCTGTTACATATTGTGCTGGTGCTGGTGCTCCTAATATATCAATCAATGACATTACATTTCCGTTTTTAACCCCTATGTATTTTCTTTTAGAGTAAGAAGCATTCATGGTGGGATCATATGGATTGTATCTTTGAGCATATTCAAACATTCTAAAACAATCTCCTAATTGATTTTGTATTTTTGATTGTATTTGTGAATGAATGCTTGAGGTTGTAAAATAAGCTTGTGTGTCTCCTGTTAATGGTAATCTTTCAAATGTATTATCGGGTGTGAGTCCTTGTGCTGCTTTGTCTTTTACTCGTTGTCTGTCTTCATCAGAAAAAAATGGTTTCACGCCATCTTTATAAAGATCTTGTGATAATATTTTCAATTTAAAAAATTCGTTTTTGAATGCTGGTTTGATTTTATTCATTATTCCAGTGGCAATATTTGTCGGCGCATGTAATGCATCGCTTCCAACATCACAGAGAATTGATGCGCTATCGCTTAATGCTCTTCCAAAGTCTGCTAGCGTTCCAATGCTTGATGATGTAGGCTTGAAATAATTACAAGGAGCTTTACATGTTTTAAGCATTGATGCTACTTTATTGAGAAAGTTTTTATCTTTATCAATTTCTTTATGATTCGTAATGAATGTGGTAGGTTTATGATTCGTAATGAATGTGGTAGGTTCGTATACGGATGTTATTTGTTTTGCCGCTTCGAATGCATTTCCTAATTCATTTTTAACCATCGTACTGTAGTATTCCGGATAAACATTTACTTTATGAACGAAAAATTTTAATGTCTGTACATCTAAATCAGGTCCATATATAACAAATTTTTTAACAAAATTTCTTAAAGCATTTAATGGATTAGATGATCGTTTTACTGCTTTCCAATCATACATCAATTCGACTTCTTGTGGAAACCCGCTTACGAATTCACAAAAGGTTGTATTCTTTTCTAGAAATTGTGGATTAGGACCAATAGATATAGCTTCTAAAAATTCTGGAAATGTATTTCGGTAAAACATATTTTAAACTCCTTGCTTTAGAAAATCATCTAATTTCATTCCGTTTTCTTCTCCATCTACCAATCTGTATGGTTTTATGGTTTCTATTTCATTATGATACTTATCAAATTCAAATGTGTGCTTTACGGATGTAATCAAATGTCTTCCTAATGTATTTAGATCCCATTTCGTAGCAACAAACTTTCCGTTTTTATTTTCTGCGGCTTTTATTACATCAATAAATGATAAACTTTTTCTATGTGTTTTGCCTATTAAATTGAATTTGTATATATTATTCAGATACAATAAAGATGACATCTTTTGATTCAGAAATTTCTTTTCATCTAGTACTGGAGGTAATACTCCTTTGAATGTATTATAATTATTTTTCTTATTTGGATTTGGATAGAAATTAGGAAAAACTTCGTACTTCTGACTTCCACTGGTTGTGAAATCGTCTTTGAATGGTTTTACAAACAAATCATAAAATGTTTGCATGAATGTTTCGCTGTTTAATGTAGTCAAATCAAATATCATTGATTTGCATCCTTTGGAATTTGATAAAATCCCCGAGTTGCCTGACAAATTTACATTGTATTTACAGGTTGGTGGTTCGTTATAAAATTGATTTATCTTGGATTCATCAAATGTAATTGGAAATGTTTCCCAGTTTACTGCGGATGTTTCGGTTTTGTTATTCTGTTCATCTCCAAACGAAGATTGACTTGGTGACGGAAATTTTAATGTTTCGATTACGTAATTTTTATTATCACTGAACAATCTCTGAAGAGAAATTAATAAAAACTTCTTTTGGTATCTATCGAATTGTAATACACACGGAGACTTTTTATAAGAATGAAACGAAAGTACATAGTTTAATACATCGGCATACGACATTACTCCGTATGGATTTAATGTTATTACCACGTCACCTTCTGCATCGAATATCTTTTGATTAGTCTTTGAATCTGTATAGAATAAATCTTCAGAAGGTTTATTATCATTATACACAGCATACAATATGGCTTTAATAACCTCGCCTGTTTGCTTTCCGTTACCACCATTAGTTTCCATGTAATTACCAGCTAATGCTCCGGCTTTTTGCAAACCAAATATATTACATATATTCTCAGACAACATATATTGAGCATATTCAACCAATGTCATTTTTTTACAAACTGATCCATTATGAATAATATCAACACATTCTATAACTACGAATTGAAATTTAAGTCCTAAATGTTCTTTGTTTTTTTCGTCTTCCGAATCTTTATCAAAATTACCAGTAGAAGATGGTATGATTTCTATATCAATGATATCTCTTCCATTTCCGAGAAATACATAAGGACTGGGAGATTTTTCAATTACTGATTGATCATTAGCCAATATCATAGTCGCACTATGAAATGGATTGAAAATGTTATCTTCGATACACAGATAAATCAAAGAATTCCTTTGCAAGAAAACCACGTTTCCTTGATTATTATACATAATAAGACTAAAATAGAATTCCTCATTTCCATATTTTGCATAGAAATGTTTTTGATTATTACTGTTTGTAACTTCAGAAGCCATTTTATATTTTATTCTTTAATGAATTGAGAATAGTGTCTATATAATCTAATTTAATTATCTTTATAATAGAACCCGCTTGTAATAATTTAACTGGATTTTTGATATTATTCACTGTCATTATCAACCACCACAGATGTTGCGTTTTGTATAAATTATAACTCAATGTGGTTAAAGGAATTGATGCTTCCACCGATATATAGTCAAATACATTATCATTAAGATTTGATGGCAACACCACTTTGCTCAGAATATTATAAAATGCATACGTATCACCATTATCCGTATCAAATTTATACATGTTGAAGATATTCTCATATCTTTCTGGATCATTTATTACGATTATCTTTTCCATATTAATGCACACCTCCTAAATTACCATACGCATTTGGAGAAATAGCCGTATGTGTAATTGGTCTATCTGGTGGGAATGATTGTTTGGGTTCTGGTATTGGTGGTCCTAGTACTTCTGGTGATTTTTGTGCTACTGGTGCATCTGCTGTGGATTTTGATATATTAAAATCAGGAGGATTGGAAAAACTTTGAGCAGTTCCGTATCGCTTTGATACATCAATTCCTGCTGATCCCATTTCAGGTATAAAAAAGTTATTAACTTCGGAAGTTAGTGATTTAAATTCAATATGAACTTTGTATGCATCAGGTATAATAACATCTCGTCCGTTTGCTTTTAGTATTCTTCTAGTTCCTTCGAATGTTACTTGAAGATTACTAATATAAGTATATGGGTAAAAACCTCTTCCGGGCATAGTAAGTTCGTATACACATGGAGGATCAACTAGTAAACGATCAAATCTATGCGGAGTGTTTTGAATTATTAGTTTTGTTATTAAATCCAAGTTTTTGATGAACGAATTTTCTGTTATCGTATTATATAAAAAGAAATCAACACTGGCTGTATATTCCGAATCACCAAATTTATAAAATTGTGGTCGTTGTATATACATTCCGGGTTCTGTCAATGAAGCAACATTCAGCAAATTTGCTGCTTTTGTTATAGTCTCTGATAAATTTTTGAAAACTCCCTGATATGCGGTTTCTGGATTGAAGGCATCATTGTATGAATTGTTTATACCAAAAAATGCGTTATCAAAATAAGGGAATTTATATGTTCTTCCTGTGGATTTTCTAATGTATAAATACGCATACATATCTTTTAGATCTGCTGCATTATTAAACCTCGACCATTCATCTGCGGTTTTGTCCACGGATTTAACTTGATCAACAGCCCATGTTGCAAATGATTTCGCATTGTCTGTTATTTTTCCGGCAAGATTGGGTGTGTTGCTTTGTATAAAGTCTGCAAATTTATTATCTTTGAACGCTCCTTGTATTTTTTGTGCAAATGAATCAGGCACTAATTGTGATTGTGCTTTGATAACATCAGGAAACAACAAAGCCGATGACATCAATGATGTCATATAAGAATTCCCTGCTAATTTAAATTCCTTTATTTGTACATACGGAATTTCATTTGCTTGGCTTTTTTTGTTTATGGAATAAGTCCAATCATAATTTTCTATGATATTAATAACCTCATCCACTTGAGTTTTTGGTGTAGATGGTTTTATGTTTTCCGGAACCCCTTTATTGTTGTTTACTTGTTGTGATGTTTCTTGTTCTTCGGTATACGGAGTTACATCTGCCTTTTTTTCTGGAACTTCTGGTGGTTGTACTGGAGGTGGAGCTGGAGGTTCAGGTGGTTTTTGAGCTTTTGCCTCTTCAGCATCATATATCTTGTCCCATCTAAGCAATTGAAGATCCGCAGTAGCTGGATCACTACTGAGATTAACGGCTCTTCCTCTGTATTCTATAGTAGGCATATTGTATTATTTTTAAATATTTAGTTGCCTATGGTCATGTTGGTTAATTTAAGATTAGACATGTAATTGTCTTTAGTATTAAATGAAGGCGATGAAATTGTAGTTGAATTAGGAGGAGTTGATATATTTGTACCGCCCCCTGTTCCTCCTTTTTGTACTATTTGTCTTAGTAAATCACCATTTGCACGCAATTGATCAAGTTGTGCTTGTTGTACTGCTAGTTCTTGTTGATTTATTTCTAAAATAGATTTTTGTATTCCCGAATCATTTTGTACATTCATTTTGTACATCTGATTCATTTCTGCTTCCATCTTAACTTTATCTAATTCTTTGTATGCACTAGCAAATGCTACTAATGCCGAAGAAAACTGTACTAAGGGAGCTGTCATGTTTGATATATCTTTTGTGATATCCTTTAATTCTATGCCTTGTGATAATGATCTCAATCCTTCGGCTAAGAATTTCATACCCGTTCCCAGTGTTAACATTTTTTCCGCATCTAATTTTTCGAATTTCTTTAAATACGAAACTGGATCGACTCCTATTAATCCTGCTAATCCATTTGCGATGCCTCCTGCTATTCCTGCTCCAGTACCTACTAGCATAAGTGCCAAACCCCCAGCAATTGCTACCATGCCTTTTGCAACCTGTATTAAACTATCACCATTTATAGTTTGATACTTTGCAAGGGAATCAGCAATCACTCCCAAGGCATATGCCAATGCTAATACTACGCCACCTGCTACTGCTCCTGCTATAATTCCTATTGGACCACCTGCTGCCATAGCTACTGCAAGTATTCCTGTTATGGTAACCAATGTGCCGAAAGCAATTCCCGCTATTTTCAGTCCTTCTATTATACTATCCCATGGTTTGTTTGCGTATTTTTCTAATTGATCGGCAAGATAACCAACCAAGTATACCAACTCAAACATAATAGCACCCGTAACAGCCATTCCTGCTTTTCCTATAAGACCAGTACCTACTGCTATTAATGCAAACATTGCAAAAAAAGCACCAAATGCCAATCCTGCTATTTTTAATCCTTCGGTAATTGCATCCCATGGTTTATATGCGTATTTTTCTAATTGATCTGCAAGATATCCAATCAAAAACACAAGAACCACCATAGCTGCTGTGGCTACAATAACATTTCCTTTTTTAACAGTACCCATCAACAACATTAATCCGATACATACTCCGACAATTAATGTGAATTTAGCTAATCCATCAAGTATAACTTCCCAAGATATCTCCGCCAATCGTTGAAATAATGGTATCAACAAAAATCCAACAATTAAACCTAATATCGCCAACCCTGCTGTTGCTACAATAACATCAGATTTTTTTATCTTCTTCATTAATATCATTAATCCGATACACACACCAACAACCAGAGCAAATTTTGCCAAGCCTTCTAACAATACAGAAAATTTCATCTTCTCTAAATTTTCAATCAGAGGAATTACGATAAATGCTATGGTTGCTGCTAGTATCCCGAATCCTATTGCTGCGTTCTTCAAGCCACTTCCCATTTTTCCAACCAAAATAAATATACCAATCAACAGTGCTAGAACTCCCAACACTTTCATGGTTTTCATCATGTCCATTTTACCTGCATTTGCTAATGCATTAATAATTAAAAATAATCCAATTCCGATAATAGCCAATCCTGCTAAATTTTTAAAAGAAGCCATTCCTCCTTCTTCTTTCTTTTTAGGTTTTTTTGAATCTTCTGTTAAATGCACTAATTTGCTTATACCAAAATTCAATTCTCTTTGAAGATATCGCTGACGATCCAAATGAAGCATGATTGCATCTTTCAAGTCAAACCATTCCAATCCCTTTATTAGTTTATTTATTAATGCTTGTGCGTCGTTTTTTTGTGATTTGGACTTACTTCCTGTGTTGATTTTTTGCATTAATCCTGATATTAATGCTTGTGTGTTATCTTTTGTAGGTTTAATTTTTGCCATTTTCCCTACATTATCAACTATATTATCTAAACTGTCTCCTACGTATTCAAAAAAATTGGTAAATCCTATAACATTGTTGAATATTTTGGCTGTTTCTGTTGTATCTTTTGGGTTGAAACCTAAACCTAATATTTTTTTATAAGCATTGGCTGTTATGTAAGCCGTAAGCTTTATCTTTTCTGCTTCTTCTCGTGTGAATTTGCCTTTTATGTTTCCTTTGGCGTCTTTTGTAGACGTAAAGCCACCACCCATTGCCTTTAACTGGGCAATTACATTATCAAGTTTGTTGGCTAATACAGAAACATCCACTTATATTATTTAATGAACCGTTATTCTTTTGAGAATAATCTAGCATCAATAGATAATGTATTGCCATCCACCGTAATATAATCCATTTCTTCTTTTCGAAAACCTTGAATATACTCAAGAATCTTGTTATTCAATTCTGCGGGAATATTTTCTACTACAGACAAACGATCCTTGATTGAATATGCCTTCATATCAACTTCTTCTTTGTTCACTTCTAGTTTTGTAATGAATTTAAGAATTTCATAGATGAACAAAGATCCCACCGTTTCACTGATATCTTCTTCTTTTCCCTTTTTGAGCTTGTCTAGTTGAAAATTATTGATTTTTGTGTCTTCTTCTAGTGTTAGCACATCCAATGTAACAGTAATATCGACATTATCCAAGCTTAATTGGGTTTTTCCTATGTTTGTATAGGATAAATCTTTGGATAAAATCAGATCTAGATCATATCGGGTTTCGTTTTGATCTTGTTTTGATACGAATTCACTACCAAATGATTGTTTTCTTAGGGATAGGATCACGGGAATCTTGTCCACCACAAGAAAGTCGTATTTTTCTGTGGAATTATCTGTAATTACTTGGTTGATTACGTTACTAATGATAATTCCCGAAAGAATTCCGTCTAATCCGCTCTTAATTAGATCTTTTTGTTGTCTAACCGAAATCGGTTTGAACTTCATTTCTTTCTTTGCTGATGGTACATATACCGAAATTAAATTCGATTCATTAATTTGATTTAATTTTGATAGAATACTAGTAACACTCATAAAAGGATTTAGTGGTTTTTGTTAAAATTACAAATTATTTGTATTTTGGTAGTGATGGCATAGACGGGGTTCCGCCATTTGATTTAGATTGTGCTTCTTCTTGACGCTTCATATCTTGATTGTAAAAATTTATATGTATTTTGCATTCATTTGGTGTCATCTGTAAAAAATGATCATGGGATATATTCATTTTAGATATGAGATTGTATTGAAGTTCGTAGAAGTTAATTAAATCATCATTAAATATAGACTTAATAAATGTAAATAGTGTGTTATCAAACACTTTTAATGGTATTTGTTCTATACCAAACTTATTATTTTCTGTTATTATATTAATACTATTACCTATGTTCTGATATAAATTAATAAACTTTATAAGTTCATCAGTAAGATTTGCCGGAATATTATCTATGATAGAGTCTCTTTCTACTTCTGTCAAGTCATAAAAATTAATAATATCATCATCTATTTTTATTTTATCAATTAATTCTCTGTATATTTGATCAAAATTATTAATTGTAAATACTTTAGGAGCTGATAAAAATAATGTTATACTATTATATTCAACAGTTTTTGTTAATTCTAAATCTTTTAATTTATTAATTATGTTATTTTTAATAGAAGAAATTTGATAATCTATACTAATATCTCTTTCGCCTTTTAATGTTAACTTATCTCCTAATGAATAAGAACGTAAATCAAGTAATATTAAAAACTTCTCGACATTAGACAATTTATTGACTATACTTTTATCTACCAAACATTCTGATATAACCCATTCAAAATATTCATTTAATCCATCATTATCTTTATTTGTTATGAATTTCAATAAATCAAAAAACATCGAATTGTTTAAATGATAATATCTTGCCTGTTTTTTTAAAATGGGAAGATATATTTTAGATGAAAATTTCATTTCTAACGATTATTTCGAGAATTACTGGGATCTGCATCGTATCGGTACTTTTCGTACATCCAAGTAACTCCTGCGGCTACGGGTGCTTCTGATGGCTCTGAATCATATTTAAGAGTCCTATCAGGAACATCAATAGGCACACATCCTTCAAACGTATGCATTAATCGTGTTGGTTTCAAATCATAATCACGTTCTCTTGTGAACTCCTGTACAGTTATAGTACATTTGATGGAATTCTCTTTTCCTGTGTTTACTAATCCTCTATAACCTGCTGCAATAATCCATGGACGTATTAGTCCATATACGAAATCTAAATTAGTTTCTAAAAAATCTATATGCACTGCACGCTCGGAAACACCCATTCGATCAGAACCAACAAATCCTTTTAAATAACCACCCATGTTATCTAATCCTGCTCCTGTAACAGAAAACGCCTCTTTGGGTAATTTTATTGATTGTGCATAATATAATCCCAACCCATCAAATTTAGGTTGGGTATTATCGTTTAATAATTTATTTTGAACGCTGGTTGGGACAAAAAAGTTATGGGCATCAATTTGAGTATATTTTTTAATAATTTCAAACAATGCATCAGGACCACCCGTGTCGTATGTATCGGGAACTATAGCAACTGCCCATTGGGTGGTTAAGGGAATATTATAATCCCAATAACCACCCATCAAATCTAAGAAATTTGTTACTAAACTATTTTGATTAACTTCTGCCACATTATCTATTTAATGGAGCAACTATGTTACTGCCCATAGAAGTGCGATCAAAGAAATGATAAGCTATACCAACAGTGAAGGACATTACGGCACCATTGCCTTCTGCCATACTATATGATACTTCACCAACATTTCTTATCGAACAGCCAATTAGACGGTACTTATAAATCACATCAAGATTTTTGTCCAACTGAAGTAAGGTCATGATGGAATTTGCGTTTGCAATAGATCCACCAGCTTGTCCACTGCCAGCAATACCAAAAACATTACCGAATGTTCTGGTTGATTCGTTCATAAGCAATTCACGAACTGATGAAGTTTCTGGACAATACATTTCAATTTCGTATGATTCCGAACCGGGAAAGGTTACAGAACCGGGAATATTAAATGTCTGACCTGCGTATTTTACTTCTTGGTTCATAATTGAACGTGCGGGTAATTTAGCGGTTTTCGCATACAATAGATCGGTTGGTGATAAATTAACTCCGTTGTCGAAATTAACCGATTCCACACGGAATAGGAAATCCCGTGCAAAGTCATTAACTACTGCATTGTTGAAAAATGTATTGATTGTCTGATTCGGTACGTCCATATAATTATTTATTCTTTTCTATTAATTATTTAGAAAAGAACAAACAACATTGTGCCTGCATCCCACAATTTTCTATAGCTATTATCCATCATATTTTGATTTTCTGTTTTATTTGTATCGAAATTTTCTAATATTTTTGCTAATCTGTGTTTTTGTGTTGAAAACCGTGACAATATTTTATCTTTTTTTGTATATACATACGATGGTGGGGTAAAAGACTTGAAGACAAATCCAAGTTTTTTGTACATATTTCCATTGCTGTACCGCAAATCAGCATATGATATCAGGCTTTTTGGATTTTGTAATTTCTTGAAATGGCTTAATAATTTCGAAGCTCCGCCAATTACGTTATGGTTTAATTTATTACAGAATCTAACCAATTCCCATTCATAATTTTTATTAAATCGTGGTTTAGAAAATGTCATAACAGACACAAGATCACCGTTATATTCTAATCCTAATTTAATTTTAGAATTATCCATACCTTGTAAATGATTCGTATTTAAAAAGTCATTCTTTTGTTTATTATCTAATTCAACAATTTTACATTTTCTTGCATATATTCTATTACTATTTCCTAGTTTATTATTAATAATAGATTTCCAAATATTTTGCTTATTTACATTATTCCATTCATGTGAATTAATTTGCAATAAATTAATATTTAAATCTAGGCATTCTTTGTATTTTACAAAATGGTTGTTTCTTTTTTCGGTTTCTTGATCAATATTATTAGGAAAACTACTACCAAAAGAATGCCACACTCCTCCGTTATATTCTATGGCTATATTTTTAGATGGTATGTATATATCTAATTCTTTATTTGTGTTTGTATATTTATAATTTTCTAAAATATCGGATTCATATTGTTTTACATATGCTAATACTGTTTTTTCTTGATAAGAAGTACCGTTCTTTCCATAACATACATAACATCTGATATTTTTCCATTTTCCGTCCGAAATATCGCATTCTATAGAAGTATTGCAAACATTACACATTAATTTCGTTTTGCCGTAATTCAAGCCATTGAAATTAGTTTTATCTGTTATTTCGAAACCTTGGCTTTCTATCATAGGTGCAATATTTTCTATATGATTAGTAACTCGGTTTTTGCACAAAAGAAAGTGAGCACATTCTCTTTCAGGACAACATGTGGTATATCCCTGTTTTAAATTTATAAATCTGGTTTTGTTTTTATTACAAATAAAACATATTTTTCCGTCATGTGTATCATGAATTATATTATAAAATCTATTAGCCCAATTATATTTATTTTTAGTCAATATCATATAATTCGTTTCTTTTATGATTCTTTTTAATATATGTTTACTGTGTTTCATATCAGTTCTAGAAACACATTTTACGCATTCTGCTATGTTATCGTTTTTCTTTGAAAGAAATTTTATCATTTCTTCTTTGCTGGAAATTTCTGTTTCTTCGTTTAACAAATAATCAATTAAATCTTGTTTTTCTTTTTTAATATTAAAATTACAAGTTCCACTAGGAGATTTCCAAGTTGTATTCACTTTTCTAAAACATTTATTACATGATTCGATAAACCCAACTTTATTACTAATAAATTTTAAAGGTTTTCCACATATGCATTTGGGTGTATCTGTTAAATTATTAATTATACAATATATACGTTTCGACAATGGATCAGAATTATCCAAAAAATTAGTACAGTCTATTATATTTTTACATAATGTACTTACCAGAAAATGATCTCTTCTAAAATAAGCAGAATTTAAATTCCCATTAGAAGTATAAAAGCTTTTATCGTTTTTTATCTGTTTTAATACTTCTTCGTATTCTAGATTGTCTGTGCTCATATATATATTTATACCACATATCAAAAAATATGGAAGAATAAATCTTCCATATTTTTTATTTTTGGATTTTATTACTGACCAATAATTTCGTTGAAATTAGCTCCAGTAGAAGTGGCGTAGAAGTTCACCAAGATGAACTCGGCAGCACGAACTGGCTTCAGATAGATGTCTACGATTAGTTCATTTTGATCTATTACGGCTGGAGTATTATTACGTTTATCACATACGATTTGATAGTCGTATAGCCCTTGTGTGTTCTTCGCACGATCAAATATCGGTGTTAGTACGGATATTACACGATTACGTGTAAACATTGTATTTGGTTCGAACACGAAATACTTTGTGGTCTTCTTTGTGGCTTTTTCTAAGTATAGGAATAGACGACGAACATTGATACGGTCGAATGCACTTGGTTGACGAAGCAATGTTTTTTGACCAAAGATATTAAAACCATCATTCGGGAAGAACGCAACTGGATTAATGGATACTTTGTACATCATGTCACGTTCCTTGAGTTTTGGTGTGATAGCTAGTGCTAATGCATTCGTTACACGTCCACGTATGAAACCTGCGGGTGCGTACCATGGTTCGAAGTTTCTGTCTACATTAGCCATATCAGCAGCGGCAAATGATGAGAAAGGAACCCATATATTTGTTCCGGAGAACATATCATTAATTTTTGCCCAGTTTCCGTATGTTGTGGCATAACTTGTGTTTGCTGTTTCGAACAAATGACGAAGAGGATTATAGATATATTGTGAGAATGCCTTGGTGTGATCAGACATAACAGTGTTATTAGCACCAGTTACGAATATCTGACGAAGTGGATCGGCAATGAACATACAATCCTTACGAAGATTTTCGCAGAAATTTCCAAATAGTTGGAAAATTGCATTGTAGTTATCTTTTACATTATGACGATCATCAGCTGGTGGTTCGTATTCGTTTGTTATCATTGCAAGTAATCCAGACTGTAATCCTACTGTTACTTGGGTATCATCAAAATAAGAGGTTTCGTTTGCACATGCGGTCGCATAGATAGTTCCAAGACCTGCTTCCACTACTAGATCAAGATCAAATACTTCATCATTTTCTATCTTACGAAGAGTACGATCAAGTTTTAATGTTAATGCACCGATGTTTTTTCCGGTGGTTGTGAAGTTTGCATAACTTCCTGCTGGGAATAACGCATCAGCAAAACCAATATAATTTTTAATTTCGGAAACATCACTCAAATGGAATCCATACTTAGACCAATTGTTTTCGTGATTGTTTTGTAGTGTTGATATTATATTTTGAGAAAACACACGTACTTGTTTTTTTGGAATTCCGTGTTCGTCCATCCATGGACCACTGCTCTTGGAGCTTACAAAACTATTAACAAACATTGTGATGTTATTAGAACTATTAACAACATTTTCAATGAAGAAACTATTTGCAAGTCCGCCAGTTTGGCTGTTTATGCGACGATAGAAATCCAAAGAACCTGAACGAGATTCTTCAAAAGCAAAATCTAGTTTAATTGCATCAGGATTAAATGGGCTAGTACGGAGTTTGAATAATCCAAAAGAAACGGTATCATCAAATTTATCAGTATTGATATCAGGGAAAACATCAGATGCTTTTTCTAGTGCTTCGGACATGCTGTTGGAATTACGATTAGTACCAGAATCCTTTGTTGCAGAAAGAGGAAATGCTAGTTTTGATGTAGGAATCTGCATCAACTTATTAGAGAAATTACCCAAATAACTATCAACTGGCATTAATCCACTACCGCTTGCAGAAGATCCGTTTGTGTAGATAGCACGTACTGCGGTGTGATCGGTATTGGGTTGTAGATTGGTATTATCAGAAATACCAATATAATGTCCTTCGTAACGGTTGTTAATTGTGGATTGAATTTTATTAACCACAACAATTCCAGCTTGTCCGAAGTTAGCTGGAGAGAAAATTGCTGATGTAGCAACACTGCTAGAAGCCCATGTGTTGCTGCTTGCAGTGTATGCAGAACCATCAACTACTGCTTGATATTGTGATAGATTTAGATCAAAGAATTTAGGTGCTCCTATTACATAAGTACAATTTTCGCTGGTTAGATCCGTTGTAACCAAAGTGTCTTTTTGATATGTCATATAATCAATCATACCATAAATTCCTTTGGTTAAAGCATCTGCACTCATACTTGGTATTAGGATTTTAGCATTAAAATATGCTAGAAATCCTGCGGTGAGTGCAGATCCATCAACAGTTGATAATTTTATATAATCGGGTATACCGTTAGCAGTTAATGAATTGATGTCCAAAGAGAAACTGGGAGTTCCTACTAGCGTTGCAAGTACTTCATCTACGAAATAAGAAGAAGGAATGGGCGCTGTATTGCGGAATACATATGTAGATTTTTCTTGAATTGCTACAACTGGATATACTAATGCACCATAACTAGAACCATATCCTTCTCCGCCTTCGTCACCATAAGGCATACGACTAACGAAAAGATTTCCATTAGAACTATTTAAAATTTGACGAGCACTGTAATAGAAATAACGTTCACATGCATTTGTTGGAGTTCCGTATACTTGTTCGAATTCTTGTGTTGATGTGATTTGTAGAACTTCATCAGTTGGACCTTTGGGAGCAAACCCTGTCATGAAAATATTTGTACCTGCTGGTAAAATAGGAGATAACGTGAGATCATGTTCGATGATTTCTACACCGGGAGATTGAATACTTCTTGCCATAATGATATTTAGTTATTTTTTATTGATTTTTTTTATAATGTTATTAAATTTGTTTCAATCCGGCGGAAAACAAATTCAAAAGTTGTTTCAATTTCTCCCCCGTCTCTGTAATTGTAACTAATTTCACCCAAGCCCACAGGAAATGCTGATTTATACACCCATTGTATTACATCGTTATGATATTCATCTTTAGCTGTTATGACGAAATCTGTTGAATATTGTCCCAGTCCCTTGTCTTTTTCCATTTCTGGATGTTCGAAAATTCCAGTTTTTTCGTTTCTGAGAAGATCTAGCCATTTGTGTATTACCCAATAATTTTTAAATTCGTTGTCCACCGTGAAGTTAACACTAACTGGATCATACGATGGTTTATTATGTGACGAAACATACACAGTACTTCCAGCATAACGTACTTCTTCTTGAGGAATAACATTTTTAGGAACAATTGTTCCATATATAGACATTTGTAAACTCTCTAGATTTACCTTTTCGTTGCTTCTCTCATCATTAGATTTGAGTTTTCTGAGTGCTTCTGGAAGAAAAATCGTTAAAAAGAATTTATCTTTACGTGATTTATTCAATAATGATTGATCGTAATGATTAGACATATGTATATTTAGATTCCGTATGGTTTCCATCCTTGCAGGGATAAATCATCCATATCACTAATATCCGAATACTCGCCACCCATAATAGAAGGAAGTGCATCGCCTCCGGTGCCGTCTTTTTCGTTTGTGTATATAGATGTGGGATTCATGAAATACTTAATTCCGTAATCCATAGATTTAATTACTTTGGGTTTTCCGCATTCATCCTTTTCTACTATATCAAAAAATACAGATGCCATGTCTTCATGTAATATCATGAGTGCCCATACAAGTGACATGACTCGGTCATCATGTGCTCCGTGTTTTGCTCCCCATGTACCACTTTTTGTTCTTGTAAAGTCTTTCATTTCCAAGATAGTATTGATATCATTTATTTGCACGGCTTTTATAGTGTTAACCCAATACCGTTGATTCATGATACCAGTGTATTTTGTGTTTGTGTGTGCTATGATCCCGTATTTGTTGGTTACCCGTTGTACAACTTTATCAATACCCCAGTTTACAATACTATCGTAATTATATTCACGTTTTAGATTATCCACGAC